TTTTTCTTTTCTTTTTTTCGTGTTTAGCCCAATATCTAGCAGCTTCTTTCTCTTGTTCGTATTTTTCTAGAACATCTAAAAACCCACTATATGTGTAGTCCTCAGATCTGAAAGCATCTCTAATTCTTGACTGTTCGTCTTCGCAACCTTTCAGCCATCCCATTACGAATGCAAATACTCCTAAGAAAATTGTTAAAAATAATCCTTCTGTTCCCATTAACTTAGTTTCTGTAAAAGATTATCGATGTCATCTTTACCAGTCCATCCAGCAACTTCGTCATTAGTGTCTAAAAACTTATTAGTAACAAAAGCTCCGTCTCCAGAATTATTCCATATAGCAACTTCGAATGAACTGAATTTACTAGCACTACTTAAGTCCTCGCGTGGAGTACTGTAAACAAACTTACCAGCTTGAATACTTACCGTAACATCTTTAAATTCTACAGTAGCTCCAATGCCACCATGATGTTGCTTCTTAAATTTTAAATCTTTGAATTTCATATCTTTTATTTTAAAAATTACCGGGAGCAACTTGCATACAAGTTAAACCCATATCTCTCCACATATCAACTACTTTTTGTCTGTCATCAAATACACAAACTACATCGTCAATATGACCTTGTGTTGGAAATAAGTCGTTAAACCATTTCTTCTTAAGATCGTCATCTGGCATAAACTTAAAGTCGCTGCTAGTTGGTCTCATCTTCAATACGTTAAATGGTACATCAAACTTTTTTAACCAAGCTTTAGTAGCATCTTTAGTAGCTTTAGATCTTCCACTAAAAATAACAATCATGTGTCCAGCTGCGTCTAGCATTTGAGCCATTTTAATTACAGCATCATGTGGTTGGTCAAGATCAATGTTTTTAGGATCAAAGAAAGTGTCCCAATCCATTTTACCATTGTCCTTTATAGAAATAGCTCTTCGCTTATCGATGAGAGCCAAAGTTCCGTCTAAATCAAATATTACTTTTTTCATTTCTTTTACTTTTAATTATACTACTAATATACCACAAATAAATGACATAAAAAAGTATTTGTGCGTTTATTTTAATAAATCTTTTATTTTTTCTTCGATATCTACCATCTCGTCTAAGGTAAATAAATCCATATCGTTAAACAACCAACCTGTATTTGTTTCTACAATAATTATGTCTTCAACTATTTCTATACTTTCAACAGTGTGTACTGTTTTATCGTCTTGAAATATAACATATGGTGCAGAGTCTATACGATCATATCTTTCTTCAATAGTCATTTTATCCCCAATCTTTTTCAAAAGTGTACCAATGATCTGCGCCAGCACAATCTCTACATGCATCAGCAACAAGTGTTACTTTATCTTCCATCGTTAACATTGTTAGAATAGCTCCTACATGCATCTCGATCAACTCACTCGTTGGAAGATATTCCGAGACATGGTTTGCAATTCCAGTAATAAGTCTATACGCATTATCTTCTACAGAATTAAATCTTGTTCCTTGATGATAATCAACATTAGGTTCTGCCGTTGCTAGTTCCCATAGTTTTTCAATACCTATAAGATCTCTAACTTCTTGGCAAATTCCTTGGATTGCGTCTTTGTGTTTAAGAACCGCTTGGTAACCTGAGCCACCGACTCCGTTACACCTTACTTCATTTACATTAAATTTACTCATATTTTTAACTTTTAATTATACTACTAATATACCACAAATATTTGATATAAAAAAATCTGGTGTGATTTATTTTTAAAAGTTACGAACAATTTCCTGGTACTTCTTTCTAAAAGTAATTTCAACATCATCTATTATTTGTTTTAATAAATCTGTTTGTACTTCATCTTCACATTCGAAACATGATAACCAACTTCTAAAATTTTCTATGAAATTCCTAGCACCTTCAATTTGTACTTCGTTAGTACAAGATAATGTAATCTTATTTGTTTTCTTGTGTGTGTCAAACAACACGTCTGTGTTTTCTTTAAATATCATTTTAGTTAACTTTTAAATAATCTAATACAACTTCCCAGTTCGGGAATTTTTCAGTGCCAAATTGAATTAGTTCTCCTTTGAATTCTCCAGCACCATTTGCAGTTCTATCATCAATTAGATAATCGCCAATCATTAAGTTCTTATTGTGACTTACGATCATTCGCTTATTGGCAGAGGCACCCAGATATTTCATAACCCATCGTTGTTTAGCTTCGGTAGAACCCATGCTTTTCCAAGGTGCACTAGTCAATAGATAAACATCAAATACTTCGATTAATTTATTATAGGCTTCAATTGCACCAGGAATAGGTTCAGCTTCATAAAATAATTGAGCATCTTCATCTAATAGATCTCCAATTTTAGAAACTGAATCTTTACCATATTTTGTTTCACACGCTTTAAATATATCGACTAATACTCCGTCCATATCTAAGTACATTATTTTCTTTGTTGCCATATTATGTGGTTTTTATTGTTGGTTTTGTTAAAAGTAAATACATCTCAATGGCTTTGATCAAGCCTTTGATTTTGTTTTCTATATCTTTACTCACACCTAATTTTATAGCCTTAGGTAAAATATCATCATATAAATATCCATCAAAAAGCCCATATGCCATGTTTGTAAACTCGTCGTTTTCAGTGGCATTGATAATGTCCATTGTCATAGTTCTCATTTCTGAAGTAAAACAGCTATGTCTGTCAAATCTTGTGTAACTCATATCTTTAGCTTTTTAATTATAGTACTAATATACCACAAATAAATGACATAAAAAAATCTGAGAGCACTTTTTTTAATTTATTTTTCAGGAGTAGTTTTAGTACGTACTAAACCCTTAAATAAGATAGTAGATAACACATTAAGTCCTAGTGCCTGCCAAAATCCTATAGTATTTATGCCATCTATTGCTGGAACTAAACATGTGTTCCATAAATATTGTGTTGGTATTGTTAATACAGTTGCTACTATAACTAATCCTAACAATACACCTATCCAAGTGCTAATAATATTAATTGATCTTTTCATAAAATTTATTTAACTAAAACCTTTGGGGTTTTTATATTATATTTTCTAGCCCATTCCTCTATGAAATTTAAACCTATTCCTAATTCTACAATTTCATATTTATGATCTACGATTGGTTTCGTTGCTCTTCCGTTATTAATAACGTCAACATGAACATTGGTGACAATCATATAGTATGTACTACTATTCTTTTGTTTTCTATAAACTACTACATTTGTAGGTTTATCATTTTCTAACCAAGGTAATTTTAATTTCTTCATTTCCAGAATAATTGTACTGAAATAAGTGCGAATGCTAAACACAAAGAAACTGCAGTTTTAATATTAATACCTTCGTTTAAAAAGTACCATGTTAAAAATGCAAATGATGTTATGCCCATTGAAAATCCTATAAATCTTCCTGGCCATAACGCTCCGTCATAATAACCCGCAATTAGTGCAGTTGCTTTAATAAACATATAACTAATAATTGTACCTCCCAAGATACTGATCACTAGTGGATTTTTCTTCATCCAAGGATTTATAAATTGACCGTTTGTTTGAAACCAAATTAATGTTTGTCCACCAAAGAACAATAACATTCCTATTAATAATCCTCTCAAAATAATGTGTTGGTTTTAGTTAACATATGGCTTATAAAGGAATTTCTATGATGAGGTGTAGCACCTTCACTTAATATAGCATCTCTATGTTGTTTAGTACCATATCCTTTGTTTGACCCCCAACCATATGCTGGAAAATCAGTGCTTAATTCTTTCATAAGCAAGTCTCTTTCTGTTTTGGCCAGAATAGAAGCTGCAGCAATTGATACATATGTATTATCTCCACCTACTACTGTTTCAAATGGAATTCCATCAAATCCATGGAATTGATCTCCGTCTACAAGAATAAAATCAAAATCAATTAAATTATCCTTTACATCTTCTAGGCACCTGCGCATACCTTCTAATGTTGCTTTTAAAATATTGGTATTTTCAATGTCTTCAACACTGACATGTTTAATAGAGTATGCAATGCAGTTATCTAAAACCAATTGTCTTGCAGCTACTCTTTGGGGCTCACTTAATAATTTTGAGTCTTTAACAAGTTCGTGTTGAAATCCATATGGCATGATGCATGCTGCTACGGTTACTGGCCCTGATAAAGCACCTCTTCCAGCTTCGTCTAATCCGATTTCAGTTATGTCTGGATTTCCTGAGTGGCTGTGCTTTAATAAGATTTGATATGATTCCATATATAGTATGTTTAGTACTTATATACGGAATCATTAAAAGGTTTCTAAAATTTGTTTTCGTTTTTTGATTTCCATTCATCGTATCTCTGTACAACTTCCTGTAAGATCTTAGCTCTTACAATATCTTTATTACTAAATATATGTACACCAATTCCTTTTACACCCTGCATAATCTCTATGAATCCTGGTAAACCTACGTGTTGTTTAGCAATATCATGTTGGCTGACATCACCTGTAACCACAACTTTACTTGATTTACCCATTCTAGTTACAAATAACATTAATTGTTTAAATGTTGCATTTTGTGCTTCATCTAAAACCATAAGAGCATCATCAAACGTATCACCTCTCATATATGCAAGTGGCTCAAATCTAATTGTTTTGCTATCAAATAAATATTTTGCTTGTTGACCTCCTACTATTTTAGTGATATTCGAAATATACGAATTCATATAGGGGTCGATCTTTTCTTCTTTTGTTCCTGGTAAAAATCCTAACTTTTCACCTGCTTCTTGTATTGGTTTACAAAGGATAATTTCTTTTATTTTCTTTTCTTGTAGTAATTTAAGTGCTACGAAACATGCCGTAAATGTTTTTGATGTTCCTGCTGGACCGTAGCAAAATGTTATTTCGTTTTCTTCTATTTGGTTTACGTATTTATGTTGGGATTGTCTAAGTGTAACTCTTTTTAATCCGGAATCTATTGTTCCGTTTTTAGATTGTCTTGTTTGCTTTTCTGTTCCTCTACTCATTTAATAATTGTTTTTATAATTAATCCCCTGCCATTATGACAAGTTCTTTTAGTTTTACCAGCTTAGTACATTTTTCGTACTCTTCTAATGATTCGAAGTATTTGATCATTAGGTCAATAAATTTAGAACGCTGTTTTATTCCATGAGGAATTTCAACGATACGATCTGTATCCTTGAATGCGATGAATCTATTTACTGTCTTAGTAAAATTTCTAGTTATCTGGTAGTAACTAGCTCTCATCAAACTATCTTTATCTGAACTTGAAATAAAGCCTGCCATCTTAAAATTACCTTTTGTTTTTAGTTGCAACTTAGTTGCTACTTTGTATATATTAATATACGATTTACCTAATATAGAAATTGAATCAATATATTAGGATAATTTATTAATATATCATTCCGGTTGATTTTTAGATTGTAAGTACTTGGCTTTTTGCATCTTAAGACGTTTCTTTGCTGATGGCTTGGTGAAATCTTGTTGATCTCTTAAGTGATTTATTTGTTTAGTATTTCTAACCTTTCTTTTATACTGTTTCAGTGCCTTCTCTATATTTCCCCTATCTACTTCTATTATTAGCATATTGTTTTAATCTGTTTTTTAATGTTATAAATACTGGCGCATTTTTCGAATTCTTCTTTTTCTTCAAAGTGCTTTAACATTGCACCTAAAATAGTGATCTTGCGTTCGTCTTCTAAATCTGAAGCAATTACATAAGTTGGATGATGTGTGATGGCCATATACAATGCATTGAAAAACATATCCTCATTATTAACTATGAGTCCATCGAATATTCTAAACCATTTTTTACTATCGTCGCTAAATGTGTAATCATTCATCTTTTATGCTCTTTACTTTCTTTATATATTCCAGTTGTTCGGAATTAAGTTCAAAATAAGAAGCATTTAATTTACATAAAAGTGCACCTTTTTTTTCGGTGCCATATATTGGATATCCTCGATCTCTGATTCTAAGAACTTTTCCAGGATAACTATTCTCAGGTACATTAATATAAAGTGGACCTTCAGGTGTATTTACATTTATTTTAGTTCCTAAAAATATATCTTCCCACGATAAATTTAAATCTAACCAAATATCATTGTCTTGCAAAATCCAATTACTATTATGCATCACATGTATGTGAATAATTAGATCGCCGTTTGGTAGTGTAGAATTATATTGATGAGGTTGTCCCTTTCCTGTGACTCTTAGTTTCATTCCTGTTTTAAGTCCAGCTTTAAAATCAACTTTAATATCTTGACCATTAACTGCAAACTTTTTAGAAGTTCCAGCGTAAGCTTCATCAAAACTTAAATGTAAATCTAATCTTAAGTCTTGACCCTTGGATGATTGTCTGGATCCAAATGCATTACCAAATACCTGATCAAAAAGATCTGACATGTTAATATTTCCATCACTAAATCCGTTAAAATTTTGAAAGTTAGAGGCTGAGTCATATTTTTGCCTCGAAGAATCATCGCCTATTTTTTCATAAGCGTCAGCAATCTCTTTAAATCTTTCGTCATTGCCATCGTTTTTATCAGGATGATATTCTTTGGCTAGTTTCCTATATGCTTTTTTAATGTCATCCTGTGAAGATGTTTTATCGACACCTAATACACTATAAGGATCCATCATCTGTTTTAAATCTAGGAGAATTAGGATGTGGCGTGTAATCTGCTTGATCTAAATTAAGTTTTTCTCTTAGATCTGCTTTTAGATTTTTTTCTTGAAGTTTACCAATAACAGCATTTCTTTTTTCAGATGTTTCTGAATTTTTATTAGATTTTTCTAATGCGTCTGCTATTCTTTTTAATTGAACCGCTATTTCTTTTGCTATTTTATCTTCCATAATTATTCTTTACTAAATCCGATTCTCCATTTTGGAAATCTTGATATGGCAAAGATTTATCTTTCTTTCCCATATGTGGACCGTTTACCATTATAGTGTCTTTGTACGGATTTGTTTCACCTATCTTTGATCGTAACCAATCATCTAGGCTTTTAACACTTCCACCAAAATGCCTTATTTTAATTAAAAGAGGATTTTCGTTTTTAAGATCTGCCCTATCCTCTTCAAATAATTTTATATACTTCATACTTTATATATCTCGCTTTGGAGACATAATAGAATCTATAGTATTTAATTGTTTCATGATATTAGCACACTTCTCGTACTCTTCATTTTCTTCAAAATAATCAAGCATCATTTTAAAAGTTCCGTTTAATGAAATTAATTCTGTAGGATCCATATGCCTAAGATGCCAATCATTAATACCGTTCTTTTCTATTTGTGCATAATTAGTTTCAATAGCTAATCGAATCATACGATCCTTGTATTCTTCAAGTTTCATTTCGAAATCACTATTGCTATTTTCCATAAATTCATCAAAATTGAAATCGTCTTCTTTCATGTATTATATATTAAAATAAATAATTTTGTACAGCTTCATAAACAAAATCGCTGTCTTCGTTTAACGTATCCAATTCCTCGTCTGTCATTTCTCTACCATCATATTCCGCATATGAGATAAATGCATCACAAAAATCTGGGTAATCTCTAGTGTCTATTCCGTCTACTTCTACATCGCTAATTTTAGCGTAATCTAAATTTATCATATCTTATTGTTTTAATTATACTGCTAATATACACAAAATAATTGACATAAAAAAACCTTTGCGCATTTTTTTGCAAAAAAAGTTTCAAAAGTTAAAGTTTTATTTCAAAACGATTTCTCATTCGAGTTAAAGCCTCTTCTGGAACACCATGGTCATTAACACCACCGTGTCTGTTTTCTACAATCAAGGAGAATACATTGTAATCATATGACTCGGCCAAATCAGTGTAAGCCTTCATTTCCCATTCTTGTGTAAATGTATTAGAGACCACAATTTTATTATTTGCACCAGTAGTATGATTCAAAATCATGGCTAAATTAACTTCATTTTGGCACCACTCGTGTGCATCTTTTAGTTTAGAACCGTCAAATCGGTATTCACCGTCTTTCATAAAGAACATGTCGGCTTCAACATGGAAACCGCCCAATGATTTCGCTAATGTAGACTTACCACTACCTGGTAGACCTCTTAATAAAAATAATTCTTTCATATTGTAAATGGTTTTTCGTATTCTGGTTTAATAATTTTCCAAATAATTTCTTGTATCTTATCATCTTTAGCATTATACATTGCGAAAATAAGACCGTGATTAACATCTTTGAGATCTAATACTCTAAGTGCAAATTCTTTTTGAGTTAACATCCCATCTCTGAGAATAGACGACATGTATGCCATGTGTTGGCGCAATACAAAGTCGTATTGTTTATTAAGCATTGCTTCAATCTTTTTAACCCATTCATAGAACTCATCTGGAACATCAGTTAAAAATTCTTCAGGCAATTTACCAAAAGTCCTTAAGTTCTCCCAAATATCATATGAAGAGCAATTAGTTAATATGTGATGTAATTTAACATAGTCAGTGAACTTGATCTTAACGCGAGTATTAGATGGGTGAAAACGCAATACGTAACCCTCTCTATTCTCAGCATTCAAGTCTTTTAATTCTTTATACAACTCATGACCCAAGTCTTCTTTAAAGATTTGTTTAGTCTCAACAATATCAGACTTTTTAATACCTGACATTTTAAAGTAAGCCTGCGCTGTAGTCCAATGTAATTCACTCCAATCAGATTCTTTCCAACCATTAAATGTCCAATTGATCACTGCTCCTAAAAACGCAATCTTCTCTTTATTATAGTTAACAACAATTCTATTTTCTGGGTAAATGATCTCACAAATATAAGCAACTGAAGGTTCAAATGCATCTAAAATATATTTAGACTTCAATATTTCCATACCCCTGATAGCTTGGTCAGAAGTAAAAGAACCACGAGTTGCCATGATCCATTCTCCACTGTAATTGAATAAGATACCTAAAGATCCGTCCATTTTCTCTTGAACATATACATATTCAGATGAGGTCCATGGAACTTCATTTGGCATCTCTTCGTAATTAAAGAACTTTGAGAAAGGTTTAATAATAACCATGCCAGTCTCATCATCAGTGATTAGACCGCGGCACGCAAGTGTGACCTCATCCCATTTAGCCGCGTATTGGGTGGCTTGGGAGTAATTGTAAATACTTAAAGGTAAAGTAGGATGTGATTGTTTAATTAACCAACCTTCTTTAACATACCGTTCTAATGTGTCCTTAGTTATCATCTTCTTTTAATTATACTACTAATATACACAAAATTATTGACATAAAAAAATCTGGGTGATTTATTTTCCAAAATATTCCCATAAAACTGCATTGCACTTAGAATGTACTGCGCCTTCGGTCATATTAGTGTCGTGATCATGTTGTAAATGAATAGGATTCTTTAAGAAACCTGGTGGGAATAATTTGTAATTAATCTTAGCTTCCATTATATCCTGTCTAGGATCTCCACTCAATGATTCACCACATGCCCAACAATTATTATCTTGTTCTTTAATATACAATTCTCTAACTAGCTTTTTCTGCTTAGCATTTAGTTTTGTATAATCTGTTGGCAGATTCATATTAAAGTTCAAAGTTTTCTTGAAGTTCTTTGATTAACTTTTTAATCTCTTTTTTATTAAGAGTAATGTGTGTAAAGAAATCTCCTTGAGATCTCATCGTTAATTGTACTTTCATACCTTCTTTACCCCCACTAAATCTAGTTAGTGACATTTCAGTGTTTTCCATTTCATTTGTCTTTTGACTGTGAAATTGGCCTTTAAGTGATTTAAGTTCTGTTGACATATCTTTTAGCTTTTTTAATTATACTTAAATATACCACAAATAAATGACATAAAAAAATCTGGGTGATTTATTTTCAAAAAAAAAGCGGCATAAGCCGCTTTAATTATATTACTTTAATCTTCTTTGGATTAACTTTCTTATCTAACATAATAGTTAGGATACCGTCTGACATGTTTGCTGTAACACTTTCAACATCAATATTAGATGCTCTAAATTTCTTTTCAAATGATTTCTTATATAGCGTTTCATCTTTTTCTTTAATGTCTGCAGAGATCTTTAATGTAGATCCTTCCATTTCAATGTCTAAATCTTTTTTAGAAAATCCAGGAAGTGCCATAGTAAATACTCCGTCTTCGTAATGAAAATCAGTAAGATGATCGCTTATTAATTTTCCAGTTTTCCATAGAGGTTCTTGTAATCCCCTGAAAATGGTGTCAAGGTGGTCGTTTGTTGTGTAAAACATAGTTTGATTTTTTTTATAATTATTTGAGCAACGTGCTCGTATAGTATACTGAAAATATTATACCAAACTAAGCATTAAGACTTAGTGTCATATATTTTTCAAATTAAATGACATGATGTCATTTTAAAATGGAAGAGCTTCTATAATTGGCATACCACTCATTTTTAACATAATGTTAGCGGTCGCTTGAATATCTTTTTCACAATATGTTTTTATTTCTTCTAACCTATCGTTCCAATAATATTCATTTACTTCTGGACCTGACATTGCATCTTTAGGAGATGGAATACCTAAGAGTTCTGAAATTAAACCTAATTTAGCAGAGTTCCATCCACCAAATTTCCAAACATCTTGTGTGTCTAGTAAACAGTTTTCCCATGGTTTTTGTTTGTGTAAATGAAATGCAGAAGGAACCTGTATCTCATTGATTAATGATCTCTTAATAATATAAGGTAAATCAAATCCTTTAATATTATGGCCGACCCATTTCATTTTAGGATATTTCTGCATAATCTTGGCAGCAGTTTGTGAAAAGTCTTTAAGAACCTGAGCCTCATCTGTTCCACTAAATGACATTGCTTTAAAGTCATTAGGAAATCCAGTCTCATCAAACTTTAATTGACCTACAGAAATACAAACTATTTTACCCCATTCTGGATAAAGTCCTGCCATACGAGACCACATTTTGTGTGGATCAGTAAAGTCTTTAAGAGTTTCTGGCTGACTTTCAATAAGTTGCGTAGATTTTATATTCCAATACTCTTCGAGAGCAGGGTTATCATCTATGATCTCCTGGAATGTTTCTTTTTGTGTACTGGTTTCGATGTCAATGAAGATCATCTGTTGAAGTTCGCTTAGTGTATACATATATTTGTTTTAATCCTAAAAAACGCCTAGATTAATCTAGACGTTCTTTATACTCTCTTTTTAGGATTTGTTTATTTCTTCTTAGTAATAAACTTCCAAATAACACCGATAAGGGTGTTCGCTTTGTACTTCGTTCCTTTATAATTTAAAAGAAACGCTTTCATGTTTGTTTGTTTTTTCATATTATTGTTTTATCCAACCAGGAGCTTCGTCCCAGTTTCTGTTAGAAGATAAATGAGAATAAGAATCATAAGTTAACGAAATCATAACATAACCACCCGTGATTGATGTAGGCACTGATGCTTCATTTAACCAATAAAATGGTGCACGATCTATTCTCATATTTAAGAAATCGAATAGTTCATCTATTTGCATGTGATGTATCCACACATTAACAATCATACAGTTCATATTAGGTTCTGCCATAATTCTATTTTTAATTCTTTCTATTTATCTTTTTATTTATTCGATTTATCTTCTTTTGAATCTAGATTCATCTGAAGCAATCGTTGTATTAATATCCTCTTCTATATAAGCGTCAATTATTTTATTAGTTTTATCCGAAACATCTTCTCCATAATAGTCCTTATACATTTCTTTATATACATGTCCCATAACACCGAAGACTGGTCCAGGTTCTGATGACATTTCAATAACATAAGGATGATCTTTATCATCTATAACAATATCTACCGAATAAAAATCTAAATCATTATGTTCTTTTGAAAATTCTTCAACAACACTAACTAAATTTTCTGTTATAGGTGACTTTGATAATTCGTAATTAAATACCAGTTTATCATCTGCTTTTTTAGATAGATTTTTTGTTTCTTCATTTGCAGGCACTCTATATACTAGCATCAAAGGTTTTCCTTTCCAACAATAAATTCTAAGTTCATCTACGATATTTATCTTTTCTGAGAAAACTGAAAACTGATCTAAATCAACACCTTCTAAATCCTTTTCTTCTTTAAAAACCATAATACCCTGTCCACTATATCTATTATCTGGTTTAGCTATGATAGGATATTTAAGTTCTTTTAGATTTGATTTATCAAAAACTACCTTAGGTGTATGCTCAGATTCTTCATGAGTTTTGCACCATTTTACTTTGGAAGAAACTCTTTGTTTAGCTTCAATTGAATTATAAATAAATTTAGAATCCCATCCGTCTTTTATCATTTTCTCAATTTTCCAATTGGCATAATTAAGAACTGGTGTTTCAGAAGGTTCTGCTTTTTTATTTTTATCTAATAATTCAAATACTTTTGAGACGTTATATTTAGAATCATATACATACTTATTATCTGGCATTTCTACAGAAACTGCGATGCAGATTTTTTTAAGCTGATCAGTTTCATCGGCTTCTAAAATAAAATCTTCAAATGTGTATATGCTTCTCATTTAATATATATCTACGAAGGAAACACTTCTATCGTTCTCTCTTCTCTAACTAAATCTGCCCACTTACCTTCATATCTTGTACCTTTGACAATGTGGTTATCAACCCAATGATAATTACCACCTCTTGGTTTACCCATTAATAAGCCATGATATTTAAAACCGTGTTTATTTAGCCATGTTTCTGTAATATCTCTCACGTCTTCAGTTCTTGACGTAAAGAATGTAACTACATGTCCTTCGTCATACCATCTATTAAGAGTTTCTACAGCACCTTCGTATGGTAATACTACTGACATTCTTTCTGGTTCTTCGTTTGGTACATCATCAGTAATTGTACCGTCAATATCAATTAAGTAATTCTTAGCGCCATTCTTTAAGACAGGCGACACTAAATGCCCGTCATCTCCAACGATCTCGTTAAACGTAATCTCTTTTTTCATATTGTTTTGTTTTGTTAATTATTCTTTCTCATAAATGATACGTTGATATATCTTTTCCCACTATGTATTGGTCTGGCACCATGCTTATGTGTGATCATTCCAGGGTGAATAGTTGCAGTACCTACTAATTTTGGATTTGCTAATATTTTATATTTTGGAAACCACGTGCCGCCACCATCAAACTCATCATTTAATTTTACTACCATTGTAATATGACTAAAGTCATGATGTAAACTTAAATGAGATTGTCTATCAGTAGTATATCTTACCATAAAGTTTTCGGTATTCATATTATCCCAACCTGCACCTTCTAATTCCCATAAATGTATACAAAGTGGGGAAACTATTTCTTTTATAACTCTATTATAAATATTATCTAATCCTATTTCTGGTAATAAGACGTCATTTGTTGGATAAAATTCATGTCTGTCTTTTGTCCACTTATTCATAACCTCTGCTAAAGCAACTGCTTCTTTACAGAACTTTTCGGTAAATAATGGAAATTCATATATATTATTTCCTATATCATCTATCATTAAATCATATTCACCCTTAGCCACTGTTTCGTTTACATACTTTGATTTCCATGAATCCCAATCATTGTCATCTAGTATTTCGAAATAAGGTTGTTTTTTCAATAAATTAATATTGGCATCATTTGGTTCTGTCGTGGATTTTTCATGTGGTCTATTTTGTTCTATCCAATTATTAACTGGAGCTATCGCTTTAAGTTTTGGTGGAAACAGTATATTAATATCTTGTCTTCTATGATCTGTATATGTTGCCGTTAAGAATTCATCGGGCGCAATTAGATTTTGTTGAAAGTTGTAATCATTGACTAACGTTTTCGCAGCGTCTCTTTTAATTACATACGCATGTGTATTATAACTACTAAGTGCTGTTACCCATTTATTACTTACGTCAATTCTTTTTTCATCCTTAGGACATATAGCATTTCTGCCTAAAAATGCAATATCCCATTCTGTGTTTGGAATAACTGGATTTGTAAGTGGAGTTACTGAAACAAAATCATCTTCTAATATTAATGCACAATTGACATCGTCTTTTATTATACTTTTCCATATATTTAAGTGACTAATTGCACAACCTGCTTCTCCGCCAGTAACATCTCTTTTCCACCAATCATTCCATGAATCAGATCCTAAATTCCATAAATTATACACACTGTGTCCATCTAATAAATTACCTGAAGTTCCATCAAAACCTTGAACTATTTCCCATCCTACAGAATATGGCATACCAAGATGATCTACCTTTGCGGCAATATTTCTCTGAACACTTGGATCACCAGCATTCAAACTTATAATATAAATTTTATCTATTTTCATATAGATTCTAATGTGTTTTTCCAATCATATGATCTAGCGTTCCATGTTTGTTGTTTAGACCATTTATAAGCATCATTGATTGATTTATCTTTAAGTCCACTACTTAGTGTACCTAGTATTTGTATAACCTGATTCCAATTTGTTTCATTTCTTTCTAAAATAACTCCGCTATTTACAGTTTCTTTTAATGCAGCCACTTTAGTAACAATAGGTAATACTTTGGCATATTGCATTTCAAGTGCAGTTATACAATATGTTTCTTCATAATCAGTTATATAACACCAATATTCTGCACGTAACATAGCATTATGTAATGTTTTTTGATCTACAGTGCCGTGATATGTTACTTCTTTAAACTTATTAAATGAATAGTCGGTATGATTTGCTATAGAATAACCAGGAGAATATATGTCTAGCGTTGCATGTGGCATTATAGTTTTTATCTTTGGCCAGTTTTTTAATAATTCTAATAAGCCGCGTTCGGGTGCAGAACTATATATAAATTTACCTTTAATTTTTTCAGGAGTACCGCTAAACGCTGAAGGATCAATAGCATTACCAATTACTGAGATTTTATTTAAAGGTATATTATATGTATGCGCCCAGTGATTCTTATGCCAATTAGTCAAACAAATTGTATGATCAACTTGTTGTGTTAAAATGTTTGCGTCTTCTAACACTTCGTGATTCCACCATGGGTGATGATGTGTATTATGTGCCCAAAATACTTTCTTTGCTGAATATCTTTCAAACTCTTTTAAAAAATGAATATAACTTGCAGATATAATATAATCAAACTGATCAAAATATTTTTCATGTAATTCATGTGTTGATATCCATTCTACTCCATTAATTAAACCAGAATCTTTTACTTCACCAGAAACCACAACCTTATAACCAAATTTAACCATCTCTTCGGCTATATTAATTATAGCAATTTCAGTTCCTGCTAATCCTTCATTTGTATCACCATCAAATTTATTCTTTTGATAGCCCGCATAAAATAATATTCTCATTATTAATGTAGCAAAAAAAACCCACACGAGTGTAGGTTTAATTTATAATTTAGTTCTTATTTCTTTTAACTTTAGGCGGAGCGTCTATAAACCAACCTTTGTAATATTCTCTTTTTTCATACATATAATTCATGTAATCATCTACTTTACCTTTCCAATCTTCATCAATAGCTGGATTTATAATTCCAGATTTGTAACTAGAAAATACTTGATTAATCCATTCTGCGCCTCTTTCTTTATTATCATAAAGACTGGAGTTTATAGTATAAAAAGATCCTCTACTTATATTATTCCACACATCCATTGGATAAACTTCTTTTTCAAGGACAACAGAATATAATGCGCTTTCACTAATATGTGTGCTATATACTGTTTTAGCTTTTTGTAAAAAGTAATAAAGATCTATGTCTCTAGGTAAAATAGATTCTTCACCAAATAAATCTTTAATTTCGCCTATGACTGCATGTGTAGTAATAGGATGTGGTTTAAAATAAACATCGCCTTTGTGTTTCTCAGCAACTTCAATTAATTTATTTAAACAACAGTTTTCTTTAAGCTTATTTGAACCTGGTAAAATAACCAAAGTGCTTTTATCTTCATATCTGTCGAAGTCTTTGTTACGCTTTTGATATTTATTAGCTTGGTCTTTTTCTATGTTTTCTCTAAAATAAGATACCCAATCAGAAACATGTTCGACATCATGTGCTAACGCGTCGGCTACTTGCTCTCTTCTCATTTTAAGGTTTAGTGGTTGCAGTAAAAAACAAGTGGCATATTCTGTATATCCCATTGTTTTGAAGTATGGCATTTCTTCTGCTATAACATCATAACTGTGTTCTAATCCAAGTTCTCTACATTTTCTTAAAACGTATCGCTCTACTTGTTCAAGCGGTTCTAATTTTGTATTTTTCTTTAGAGGCCCAATTCTTTCATCTAGAACCTTTTTGTTAAACATTTCCATATATAAAAAGTAATTTAATAGTTATACACAATAATCTGTGTTTGTTTAATTATTTATCTCATTTATTTTAGAGCAAAAAAAAAGCATACCGAAGTATGCTTTTTAAATTAATTGAGTTATTTCTAGTTACCGTTATAACTGTTTACTCTCCATTGTCTATTTGTACTATAAACATCTAATGGCGCGTTAGTTGAATACCAAGTTTCTTGCACTTCGTAATCTGTACTCCACGTTGTAGTAATAGCACTTGTTGTAGATCTCGTCGTGTTCCACGTTGTTGTTGTGTTCCATGCAGTATTCCACGAAGTAGTAACACTATAAATAGTTGACCACGTTGTCGTTGTCGATTTAGATGTGGCTGCATTCGTATTGAATGTAGTCGTAGTTGATCTAGTCGTATTAAACGTTGTCGTTGTCGAGTGACTTGTGTTAAATGTAGTCGTTGTCGTTTTAGACGTTGTTTGAGACGTACTAAATGTTGTCACCCACGATGTTACCCATGCAGTTGTTGTTGACTGATTAGTATTAAATGTTGTTAACCACGTTGTGTTAAATGTAGTTACCGTTGATTTACTAGTTTGATATTGCGTAGTCCACGATGTCGTACGTGAATAGTTCGTAATTCTACTAGTTTCCCAAGTCGTTGTCCATGCAGTTGTCGTTGCGTGTTCTGTTCCTTTGTTAGTTCCTCTAGATGTACTCCATATAGTTACTGTCGAATGAGACGTTCCATGATTTGTAGACTGAGACGTATTAAACGTTGTCGTAGTTGAATGAGACGTTCCATAAGTTGTGTTCCATGAAGTAGTCCAAGTAGTGTTGAACGTAGTTACAGTTGATTTACTAGTTGACCATGTTGTTGTAAACGTAGTTGTAGTTTCATGTTCTGTTCCTCTAGTCGTGTTCCATGAAGTTGTCCATGAAGTATTGTAAACAGTAGTTGTCGATCTAGTTGTATTCCAAGATGTGTTATAAACTGTAGTCGTTACATGTTCTGTTCCTCTAGTTGTGTTCCATGAAGTTGTCCATGAAGTTGTATAACTTGTAGTCGTTGCTCTACTAGTTGACCATGTTGTATTAAACGTAGTCGTTGTAGATTTACTAGTTGACTGATTAGTATTAAACGTAGTTGTAAACGTAGTTGTAAAAGTAGTCGTTGTAGATTTACTAGTTGACCATGTTGTTGTAAACGTAGTCGTTGTATTTTTAAACGTTGACTGATTTGTATTAAACGTTGTCACCCATGAAGTAGTCCATGCAGTTTCAGTTGATCTTGTAGTATTCCAAGATGTGTTATACGATGTAGTCGTTGTTCTAGAAGTAGACTGACTTGTATTAAAAGTAGTCGTTGTCGTTCTATTAGTTGACCTCGTTGTACTCTGACTTGTTATCCAAGTAGTATTAAATGTAGTTACAGTAGATTTACTCGTCGACCATGTTGTGTTATAAACTGTTGTTGTAGTTTTAGATGTACCTTTACTTGTATTCCATGAAGTAGTCCATGAAGTAGTATATGAAGTTAACGTAGTTCTCGTTGTGTTCCATGAAGTATTATAAACAGTAGTCGTTGCTCTACTCGTCGATTGACTTGTGTTAAACGTAGTCGTTGTCGTTTTACTAGTTCCTCTAGTTGTATTTCTTGATGTTGCCCAAGTAGTAGTCCATGTTGTTGTAGTTGCTCTACTCGTCGATTGACTTGTGTTAAACGTAGTTGTTGTCGATTTACTAGTTACTTTACTAGTTCCTCTGACAGTATTCCAAGAAGTTGTCCATGTTGTTTTAGTGGATTTACTTGTCGATTGACTTGTGTTAAATGTAGTCGTTGTTGACTTAGTTGTATTGAACGTTGTTGTCGTTGATCTATTAGTTGACCATGTTGTAGTCCAAGTGGTTCTAGTTGACTGACTAGTTATAAACGTAGTTGTTGTCGATTTACTTGTTGCAAATGTAGTAGTCGTAGAATGTTCTGTACTTCTACTAGTTACAAATGTTGTTGTAGTAGATTTACTTGTTGCCCATGTAGTAGTCGTAGATTTACTAGTTGCCCATGTAGTTGTAGTAGCACGCGATGTTGACTGACTAGTTATAAACGTAGTCGTTGTTGACTTAGTTGTATTAAACGTTGTTGTCGTTGACCTAGTTGTATTCCAAGATGTGTTATACGATGTAGTCGTAGATTTACTAGTTTTAAACGTAGTCGTTGTCGATTTACTAGTTGCAAATGTAGTCGTTGTCGAATGAGACGTTGACTGACTTGTAGACCACGTAGTAGTTGTAGCTCGAGTTGTATTAAACGTAGTAGTTGTAGCTCGAGTTGTATTCCATGAAGTTGTCCATGTAGTTACTGTAGTTTTAGTCGTATTAAACGTCGTCGTCGTATTCTTACTTGTATTCCAAGACGTATTAAATACAGTCGTTGTCGATTGACCAGTTGCCCATGTAGTTGTTGTCGATTTACTAGTTGCAAATGTAGTCGTTGTAGCTCGAGTTGTATTAAACGTAGTAGTCGTTGCACGCGAAGTGCTTTGGCTAGTTGCCCATGTAGTTGTAGTAGATCTTGTTGTGTTCCAAGTAGTTGTCGTATTCTTACTAGTTACCTGACTTGTATTAAACGTAGTCGTCGTTGCACGAGTTGTATTATACGTCGTCGTCGTATTCTTACTTGTATTCCAAGATGTGTTATATACAGTCGTCGTAGCCCTAGTTGTGTTCCATTTTTCTTCGGTTGTTCTAGTTGTATTATACGTAGTCGTCGTTGACGTACTTGTATTCCATGTAGTCGTTGTCGCTTTATTTGTTGACCTACTTGTACTTGTAGCTCGAGTTGTATTAATATCAGTTAACCATGTAGTAGTAACTTTAGTAGTCCATGAGGTTGTAGTTGCCTTACTCGTACTTACATTCCAATAGGTAGTTTTCGCCGTATTTCTAGAAGTCGCCCTATTATATGACGTATATCTACTGGTATTCTTTGAAAAAGAAGTAGATTTAGACGTAGTTCTACTATAGGCGGTCGACCATGATGTATTATAAAATGTTGTAGGCATCCTCTATTTTTACTGTTTTTTTATATATTTAATTTATTCATCTTCTCTATTAACACGGGCGCATTGGATCCTCACATGGATGGCCTCGAGTACAATAATCCTCTGGACTACATAATGCATCTTTTTTATTATGTGTTAAAATTCCGTTTGCAAAGAATGTATCATTAGGTTCCACATTTAATTTATAAACTTTATATTCGTTAACCTCATCCATTTCCAGAGATTCAATGAAAAATTCTCCATAATCAAGTTTAAACATAACGTCACCGACTTCTAAGTTTTCTGCTGTTTTAGCTTGCCACATACCATCTCTTTTTATGATGTGTATGTGTCCCATAGTAGTTCTTAATTGGCCGTTATTTATATTAACAGTTCCTATTACGTCTGCTCTCCAAATACTTACAGCTGTATGTTCATTAGATAATGCATTTGTGTATACCTCTTCTTCTTTAACTCCTGCTAAAGAGTTTATTCCTTCTACATTAAACGATCCATCCATAGTTAAAATAGACTGGCCCACCTGAAGAGTTTCAACTGGTCTTTGTACACCTTCAGCAATATGAACTAGTGTTCCTTCAACTACACATTCTTCTAGAGTGTTACGATATGTACCTCTAGCAGTATTGAGATAATAACCAGTTGAATATGATGTGTTATATGTAACTGTTGTGCTCCAACTAGTTAGTACTCCTGCACCTCCACCTGAACTATTATCCGCAGGAACTAAAGTAATCCATGATGTTGATTTAGTAGTTGATTTAGAATATCCAGTATTAAACGTAGTCGTTGTCGATTGACTAGTATTTCTATCAGTTACTACAGATGTATTTCTTCTCGTTCCAAATGTAGTTGTTGTATTCCAAGAAGTTGTCCATGTAGTCGTTGTCGATTTACTAGTTGCAAATGTAGTCGTTGTCGATTTACTAGTTGCAAATGTAGTCGTTGTATTTTTACTAGTTATCCACGTTGTTGTTGTCGAATGTTCTGTACTTCTACTAGTTGACCACGTTGTAATTGTCGCTTTACTAGTTGCAAACGTTGTTGTTGTTGATCGCGTCGTGCTCCATGTAGTTGTCCATGTAGTTCTAGTTGATTGACTAGTTGCAAACGTAGTTGTTGTATTTTTAGTCGTATTCCAAGTCGTATTAAATACAGTTGTTGTTGACTTAGTTGTGTTAAACGTTGTCGTTGTTGACTTAGTTGTATTAAACGTAGTCGTCGTTGCGCGTGTTGTATTCCATGTTGTTGTTGTCACACGTTCAGTTGATCTACTTGTAATCCATGTAGTTAATGTAGATTTAGTCGTATTAAACGTTGTTGTCGTATTCTTACTAGTTGATTGACTAGTTGCAAATGTAGTCGTTGTCGATTTACTAGTTGCAAACGTTGTTGTCGTTGACTTAGTTGTGTTCCATGAAGTATTATACACAGTCGTTGTTGACTTAGTTGTGTTCCAAGTCGTTGTAGTAGATCTTGTTGTGTTCCAAGTAGTTGTTGTCGAATGTTCTGTACCTTTACTAGTAATAAATGTTGTTGTTGTCGATTTACTAGTTGCAAACGTAGTTGTCGTTGACTTACTTGTATTCCAAGATGTATTAAATACAGTTGTTGTTGACTTAGTTGTATTGAACGTAGTCGTCGTTGACCTAGTTGTATTGAACGTAGTCGTCGTTGACTTACTTGTATTCCATGAAGTATTATATACAGTCGTCGTAGCCCTAGTTGTGTTCCAAGTCGTTGTAGTTGATCTAGTCGTATTCCAACTAGTTGTTGTATTCTTATTAGTTGATTGACTTGTATTAAATGTAGTAGTCGTTGATTTACTAGTTGCAAATGTAGTTGTTGTCGATCTGCTAGTTGACCATGTTGTATTAAACGTAGTCGTTGTGTTTTTATAAGTAGATCTGGAAGTCAATACAGTTGTGTTCCATGAAGTTGTCCATGAAGTTGTAGTAGATTTACTAGTTGACCATGTTGTTGTAAATGTAGTCGTCGTAGATTTACTAGTTGACTGACTTGTATTCCAAGTTGTACCAAAAGTTGTAGTCCATGAAGTTGTAGTAGATTTACTAGTTGACCATGTTGTATTAAACGTCGTAGTCGTAGAATGTTCTGTACTTTGGCTAGTTGCAAATGTAGTTGTTGTATTCTTACTTGTTCCTCTACTAGTTCCTTGACTTGTCACCCAAGTAGTTGTCCACGCAGTTGTTGTAGAATGCGAAGTTGATTGACTAGTATTGAATGTAGTTGTTGTAGAACGATTAGTACTTCTAGTTGTGTTCCATGAAGTTGTCCATGTAGTGTTAAAAGTAGTAGTTGTCGATTTACTAGTTGACCACGTCGTATTAAATGTAGTTGTCGTTGTATGATCAGTTCCTCTACTTGTTACCCATGTTGTTGTGGTATTTCTTGTAGTTCCTTTAGATGTTAATATACTAGTAGACCAAGTAGTAGTCCATGTTGTTTTAGTGGATCTACTTGTCGATTGACTTGTGTTAAACGTTGTCGTTGTCGATTTATTCGTCGACCTAGAAGTTGATTTACTAGTTGACCATGTTGTTGTAAATGTAGTCGTCGTAGATTTAGTAGTTGACTGACTTGTATTAAACGTAGTCGTTGTCGATTTACTAGTTACTTTACTTGTCGTCTGACTTGTAATCCAAGTTGTATTATATACGGTCGTTGTCGAATGAGATGTTGACTGACTTGTACTAAATCTAGTTGTTGTTGAATGTTCAGTACTTCTAGACGTTGTCTGACTTGTAATCCAAGTTGTATTATATACAGTCGTTGTGCTTCTAGACGTTGACTGATTTGTATTAAAAGTTGTTGTAGTGTCACGACTAGTAGATCTAGTTGTCGATTTACTAGTTGTCCAAGTTGTATTATATGACGTTGTCGTAGCTCTACTAGTTGACCATGTTGTTGTATATGTGGTAATATAAGAAGTAATCGTTGATTTACTTGTATTCCAAGAAGTAGTCCAATATGTAGTGTATACTGTAGTTGTCGTTCTAGATGTAGATTGACTTGTATTCCAAGTAGTTTCAACAGGATACAATGTAGATTGGCTAGTTGTCCAGCTAGTTGTCCATGTAGTAGTTGTAGTTCTCTCGGTTGATTGCGACGTGTTTTTAGAAGTCGACCATGTTGTTGTTGTAGTTCTATCAGTTTCTAAAGATGTTTCTCTAGATGTGTTCCATGATGTTGTCCATGATGTTGTCGTTGATCTTGAAGTTGCATATACAGTATTAGTACTACGAGATGTATTGAAAGTTGTTGTAGTTGATTTACTAGTTGACCATGTAGTTATCCACGTTGTTGTTGTAGATTGACTAGTATTACGTACCTTTTCAGTAGTTCTCGAAGTATTTCTATTTTCAGATGTAGTTTTAGAAGTAGCCCAAGTAGTATTCTTAGCTACAAGTGTACCTTTAGATGTATTCTGTGCACTTCCGGTACTCCAAAAGTCGATTCTTGAAAATCCTATATTCTTCATATTGTTCCTCTAATTTATTATATTATTACGCAAAATTTCCAATGTAGTTAACTAATACTGCGTCAACGTCTACTATAATATATGATATAATAGATATTGCACCTTGAGTAGTTACCCATTGAATGTCAGCGCCTGAAGGTGTTAACATATTAGATGGTAATGCATTGTATCCTGCACCTGCACCATTTATGATTACTATAGTTCCAGATTGACCTACGTTGTCATTGCCTATATTAGACATTGTAATATCAATTGATCCTGTTGCTGTAAATATAAATGCGTCACCTTGATCAGGTTTGATGTCATAAACACCTCCAACACCGTTAACAGATATAAAATCTCTTTTTAAAGCACCTGTTAAATATAAATCATGATGCTCAACATTTGAATCTGTTTTTGTGTGTTGATTCATTGCAGTCGCGTATGTATTAGAAGTACCAGTATTACCTTTTAGACCTGAAGAACCTGAAGATCCACTTGATCCTGAAGATCCATTAGTTCCATTTGTTCCTGAAGAACCTGAACTTCCATTTGTTCCTGAAGTTCCGTTAGTTCCTGAAGTTCCGTTAGTTCCTGAAGTTCCATTCGTTCCTGAAGTTCCGCTTGATCCACTTGATCCTGAAGTTCCATTCGTTCCACTTGTCCCATCAGTTCCTGAAGAACCTGAAGTTCCATTCGTTCCTGAAGTTCCGTCAGTACCTGAGCTTCCACTTGATCCACTTGATCCTGAAGTTCCATCAGTACCACTTGTTCCATTAGTTCCACTTGTTCCGTCAGTTCCTGAACTTCCGCTTGATCCACTTGATCCTGAAGTTCCATTAGTTCCACTTGTACCATTCGTTCCTGAAGTTCCATCAGTACCTGAACTTCCACTTGATCCTGAAGTTCCATCAGTTCCTGAAGAACCTGAACTTCCATTTGTTCCGTTAGTTCCTGAAGAACCGGCTGGTCCTTGAATAGAACCACCGCCAATCCAACCGTCTGCTTGTGTAAATACCCAAAGAGAATCGTCTGATTGTACTATATATGCATCACCATCTGAATTACCAGATGTTGGTAAATTTGATGATGTAGCTACTTGTCCTTGCATTGAAACACCCCAACCTGGATTACCCTGTGCACCTGAAGATCCACTTGATCCTGAAGATCCATTAGTTCCATTTGTTCCTGAAGAACCTGAACTTCCATTTGTTCCATTCGTTCCACTTGTACCGTTTGTACCACTAGTTCCGTCAGTTCCTGAACTTCCGTTAGTTCCACTAGTTCCGTCAGTTCCTGAAGAACCTGAACTTCCATTAGTTCCACTAGTTCCATTCGTTCCTGAAGTACCATTCGTTCCTGAAGTTCCATCTGTTCCTGAGCTTCCGCTTGAACCTGAAGATCCACTAGTTCCATTCGTTCCTGATGTTCCATTCGTTCCTGAAGTTCCGTCAGTTCCTGAACTTCCATCAGTTCCAGAAGAACCGCTTGATCCATCAGTTCCTGAAGTACCATTAGTTCCTGAAGTTCCATTCGTTCCTGAAGTTCCATCAGTTCCTGAACTTCCACTTGAACCTGAACTTCCACTTGAACCGTCAGTTCCTGAACTTCCGTTAGTTCCTGAAGTACCATCCGTACCACTTGAACCTGGAGCTCCTTTGTCTCCTTTAACACCACTAGATCCAGAAGATCCACTAGTTCCATTAATAGCTGGAGTTCCAGGAGCACCTTTTGCTCCAGTTGCACCAACAGGAATAGTAAAATCAAATTCTGCTGCAGTTGATGTTCCAGTATTAGTAACACTTACTGGAGTATTTTCTAAACCAGTAGATACTGTTCCTACTGCAATTGTACCTGTAATTCCTGAAGATCCGCTTGAACCTGAACTTCCGCTTGAACCATCAGTTCCTGAAGTTCCAACATATACTACTCTACCTACATTTTCAGCCCCATTGACAGAATGTGTCAATATTAAATTATTCCCAGATAAAGTTGCTCCACTATAATTATCACCTTGATCACCTTTAATTCCACTTGTTCCATCAGTTCCTGAAGATCCACTTGATCCATTAGTACCTGAAGTTCCATTCGTTCCTGAAGTTCCATCTGTTCCTGAGCTTCCGCTTAAACCTGAAGATCCACTAGTTCCATTCGTTCCTGATGTACCATTCGTTCCTGAAGATCCACTTGTTCCATTAGTTCCTGAAGAACCTGAAGTTCCACTTACACCGCTCGTTCCATTAGTTCCTGAACTTCCACTTGAACCATTTGATCCTGAAGTTCCTGATGTTCCAACATCACCGATAGGTTGGATAAACATAAATAAAGAATCATTATCACTAACATTGTTCCAATTAGAACTTGAAATAGGTTGTAAGTTAAATGTTCTTTGTCCAGAAGCAGTTGTGTTTCCTGTTACATAGAATGATTTATTTGCATTACCGTCAGTTGATTTTGCTAATACAATAATAGATTTATAATTATTCGATGAAGCGACTGCAGTATTTAATGTTACAGTTGAAGAACCACCTCTACCATTAGTTTCACTTATGATTATTTTACTAGGATTACTAGGATTATCAAACGCTAAATCACCAGAAGAAACTGTCGTGGGATTTGTTGCGCTATTATAAACATAAGGAAGACCAAACGTGTTTGGTAATTGTTGGTTTTCATACTTTCCGGTACTTGAATTATATGACAATACCTCACCTGTTGTTGGTGAAGAAGATAAAAAGTCAAGTATTTGTTTTAGTTTCAATTGAGACATGAATGATTTATTCTTTTTTACGTTATATTATTATATATCTTGTTAATGTACCAACTTATTAGTCCCTGGAAAAAACTAACAAAAAAAATTATTTTTTTCGTGTTAATAATGACATAAAATCAAGATGTTGTTTTAATATATCTAATTTTGAATCATTGTTTATCGTTTTATACCAGTTCCATGGTGTTGAGTTTAATATATTTTCTTGTTTATTTTTTAGTTTTAATATACTTTTTTCTATAGATTTAATTTGATCATATGCCGAAGAAGGTAATTCTATTTCTAGTTTAATTGCACATGTTATTAAACTTGCCCAATCTTCAGTTTCATTGGCATCTACCAAATCCTCATATATCTTTTTGTATTTATCTTTCTCATCTTGAGTAATATCTTGTGTTAGTTTATCGGGGTGGCATTTTACAACCGCCTTTCTAAATAATTTTTTAAAATCTGGGTGTTTATTAGTTTCTTTTTCTAAAGACTCTTCTTCTTTCTTGCTACTTGCCCATGAATCTGCAGCTGTTTCCATTTCTTCAGATTCTAATATACCATCATTATCAATCTCTGAAAGTTCTTGCATAAATTTATTTTTTATTTCAGAATTAGCAGTTTTTATATCTTCTAAATCTTCTAATAAAAATTCATACTCTCTAATTAATCTTTTAAAAATTATTTTGTTAGGATCAATAGACATATGTTATTTATATAGATTTGTTTTCCAATCATACGTAGCACTTAATTTATGATCTTTAATTCCCATTGTAGTTTCAATTAATTGTTTATAAGTTTCTATTAAACCATCATTAAACACAGTATATCTAGTTAAAACTTTTTCACTATTTTCATTATATGATTCCATGTTATTGTCATGATTTTCGATAGCCTGTTTAAGTTTTCGAGAACCCTGTCCAATTAAATTACCATCATAATAATATCCGGCGTCTTTAATCATAGTTGCGTTATGTACTAATGGAAACTGTAAATAGAGTGCATCTAAATATGAATAATTTAATGGATTGTCATATTGATGTGCAATAACTATATCTGTTAATTGTGCCATGGCATCAATAGCCCTTAATCTAGGAAGATATGTTAGCTTATGATCTTTTGTTCCAGATAATTTATACAATGAAAGGTGAGTTAATAAAGATTGATAGTATTTGTTTTTTAACATGTCTTCACCACACATGATATTTAATTTTTTAAATTTACCTCCATTATTATGATAATCTTCTACTATTAATAAATTTATAAAGTGCCATTTTTGTGTGCCAATATTAGGTTCAAAACATGCAATTTGTTTGTCTTTATTTTCTTTTCCAGGAACATACACTGGAATTGGTCTATTTTCAATTACTGTTTTTGGGTTATTATAGACTTGACATGTATTATCTAAAAATATAGGATCCCATATAAAAGGAACTGGCCTTACTTTATTTGCTGGTAAATTGTGCATTACTCTATAATATTCAATGTTTAATTCTCCTTGCTGTGGAACATACCACGCTTCATCTAATAATTGATTATATCCTGTAGCATTTGGCCCACTATTAAACATAGAACCTTCTAAATCATTCATATAATTATTACCACAAATATATTTGACTACCTTTTTACCATAGCCAGTTTTCTTGAACTCTTCTATAGTTTTATCTCCATAAGTTGCACCCAACCAAATCATAAGATCTGTATCTGCATACTTATTATAATAATCATATATTGGAAATTGTTCAATGTCCCATGTTACTTTGTTTTCATAAGGAGCTTTGACCTCACTTGCATTTAATAAATATGCATTATATCCTATTTCTTTCAGGGCTTTTAATAAATAAAGTGCGTTTAACTTTATACCATTTATCCAAAGACTTTCATTCTCTGACCCTAAGCTTATAGTAATTCCTATGTTCATGTCGATATTTGGTTTTTATTATATATTATATTTAATTAAAAAGGCCCGCCCGATTGGGCGAGCCTTTAAAATAATTAATACTTAAATTAAGTATTGTAGATTGAGTTATTACTCAGCAACACCGATAACGATAATGTCATCAGAGCTTTCTAAGTCATAACCTAAACCAGAAACAGTGAAGTTTTCACCATCTGTAGTTGTGTAATCTGTAATCTGTAAACCGTTAACGAATACTAAGATATCGTCATTGTCTAAGTCGATTTCAGTTGCAACGCTAAACGTAGTTACCGTACCAAATGTTGCAGTTTGCTCAAGCTTATCAGTTCCAGCAAGTCCAGAAATTTCACCTCTTAATGTAGATAAAATATCAGTTTCTCTACCATCAGTGTAAGACTTTCCATCAACTAATGCAGTGTTAGCTTTTGATGTTGCATCAGCAGCAGCATTTGATTCAGCAGCAGATTGTGCAGCGTTAGCTTTTGATGTTGCATCAGCGGCAGCAGTAGATACAGCGTCAGCTTCGGCAACGTCAGCGTAAGACTTAGCAGAAGAAAGAACGATTGCATCTAATCTTCCAGCTTCAGTATTAGCAGAAGTGATTGCATCTGATTCAGCAGTGTCAGCATAAGTTTTAGCAGAAGCTAATGCAGCAGCGGCAGCGCCAGCAGCATCGTAGTTTCCAGCTAAACCATCAGCGTAATTTACAGCAGCTGTTCCAGCAGCGGCGATTGCGTCAGCTTCAGCAACGTCAGCGTAAGACTTTGCAGAAGAAAGAACAACAGCATCCGCAGAAACTGCAGTTGAAATTGCTGTAGAATCACCTGTTGAAATTGCAGCAGATAATCCGTCAACATCACTAGTGTCTAATCCATCTACGAAAGACTTAATCTCAGCAAATGTATCTAACGTAGAGTCAGAATCCAATAATAATGCATCAATTCTATCTTTTTGTAAGTTAGAGTGAGACTTTGCAGAAGAAAGAACGACTGCATCCGCAGAAACTGCAGATGAAATTGCGTCAGCTTCAGCAACGTCAGCGTAAGACTTAGCAGAAGAAAGAACGATTGCATCTAATCTTCCAGCTTCAGCTTCAGCATCTAATTCAGCTTGATCAGCGTATACTTTTGCATTAGATAATGCAGAAGCAGCAGCTCCAGCAGCATCGTAGTTTCCAGCTAAACCATCAGCATAAGCTTCAGCTCCAGATTGTGCAGCGTCAGCTTTTGTTGTTGCGTCAGAAGCAGCAGCAACAATTGCTTCAGATTTTGCAACTGAAATACCCGTTACGGTACCCGTTCCGATTGCTCCGTTGTGGATAATTCCAACAGCAGATACGAAATCAGAAATTTGTTTTACTTTTAATTGTGCCATGTTTTATATGTGTTATTTTTAGGCCTAAGGACATTATTGTCCTCTTGATATTATATATAAAAAACGCCGAACATTTTTAGTTATGCCCGGCGCTTTTTTTGTGTTTATAACTTTTATTTTATAATATATTAATCTAAGCTAGATTTTTCATATCCAACGTCAATATCATCGGTTGCATCTAACTCATATCCAGCTATCGAGCCGTTCCAGTAAAGAGTATCTCCAGCTTCAATATCTGCAATTAATCTTGCAGATGTTCCACCGTCATTTGAAAAATAAGATGCTTCTGTTTTAACTCCGTCACCTAAATTAATTTCCATACCATTTACTTTAATGGTTACTACTGAATCATCAAATGGAGTATATGTTATATTAATTCCTGTTGAATCTCCATCATTAGCCGTAACATTAGATGTTTTATTTAAATCTGTAGATGTATTAACACCACGTGCAGTTGATCCTGTTGAACCTCCGCTTGATTCAATTAATAATAAATAAGGAACTCTACCTGAATTTGAAGAAACCGCTCCATTAGAATTAATCCATCCACCAGTAATAGGTGAACCAGTAATTTCAATTGGACCACCAGCTGCTCTGTTCAAAGTTAAAACTGGAGAACCAACAGTAGCTGACATTCCAATTCCTGTCCATGAGTTAGCACCTACAACATTATTACCAAATGCTGCTGGATTTACATTAGTTAAAATAACTTGAGTAGCTGATCCCTTTGTTGAGATTTTTACAGTTTGTCCATCATATGCAGACATAGTTACTAATCCAGCTACAAGATCTAAACCACCTGCATTAATAGCCGCTTGAAATTTAGCTAATATTGCAGTTGGAGAAATTACATCGTAAGTATCTCCTAAGTTTAATGTATCATCTGGATTATCAAATAAGATAGTCTGTGGTGGATTTACACCATCGCCTATTGTAATTTCACCAATTGCAGGAGTTTGTCCTTGTATACCTGTTACAATATAAGAATCACTTCCAGCATAATAATCATTACTTGCATAGTTAGGTTCAAAATCACCACCTTGAATACTTACTGGAGTTGCTGACGCAGTCGCAGTAACATCTAATCCAAGATTATTGATATTTGTTTTAAAATCATTAATAGAAGCTACACTATCTCCATTAGGACCGTTGTGTACAGTAGTACCATTAATGATAACAACATCATTAGATCCTGGAAGTGCAGTTCCTACTATTTTAGAAGAAGCTATTTTATTATTTAATTGTAAATAACTTGCTTTACCTCCAGCAACTGTTGTGATTTCACCTGGATTATTTAAGTCTGTATAATAAATAGAACCTGGCGAACCTGTTAATGCTTCTGGATTTTTATAATTTCTAATAATATCGTTAAATGGTTTTACGAATAAATCTTTACCACTTCTGATACTATCTAATACCGTACCTAATTTTTGATTTATAGCACCAACTGCTCCAAATTTTACTAAATCTCCACTTGTATTAATTGTTACTATATCACCTTTGTCAACAGCAGGTGCAGAAGTATGTGAAAATTTAACTCTATCGTCAGCTTCGTTTACAACAAATCTACTTTGTACTTTATCTAAACCTCCTGCAGCAAATGCACTAGTATCAGTAATGATTGCTTCTCCTTCAGAATTATTACTAAATACAATAATACCTCCACCTTGTGCAAAAGAATTAATGTTATTTAATCTAAAAGATAACATATCTACATCTTCTGCAATTAATTCTACAATACCTTCAGTTTTAGCTGAGATTGATTTAATTCTTAAGATTGTTTGACCTTGAGCATCTGACATCCACATTCCTTCAGAAACGTCGATACCATTATATTCATTTGCTTTTCTAGAGGAACCATCTCCAGTTGATTGTGCATTTACAGAAATCGTTATGTTATAAGTTTGATTCTGTAAAGACATTCCTGTTCCATCGTTTTCTCCATAAGCCAATTGGCCACTAATTGAGGATACAGTTCCGTTTAAGGTTATTGGTGTAAATGTTGACATAGTTTGCTTTCTATATTATTATTTGGGCGACCGAAGTCGCCCTTAGTTTAGTTTATTAAAATTTGAATATTATAAATGCGTGAGCTTCTTTAGTTGTTTGACCAAATCCACCAGCATTTCTTACTGCATCAATATTACCCATACTTAAATCTAATTTAATTTTAGCTGCACTAAAGTTAGTGAATAAATCAGTTGTAACTTGATTACCAATACTAAAGTTAGATGTGTGTGCAGATTCTGTAATACCTTGTGCATAGAATGATGCGTTGTTACCACCACCATCTAAATGCGTTATAACGTATCTTGAATTGTTGGCTTGATATGCATATACAAGAATTGCTCTTGGTGGTTGATTTTGACCACTGAATGAAAATTCTTGATTATCACCAGCACGTGTTCCTATAGTTGCGTTAGATGTTTCAAATACACCTGATCCACTTGGATCGATAAATTCACATCCACCTAAAGCTTGTGTTGAAGTATATTCTGCTCTTACACAGTAATAAGTTCCACCTGATCCAGTTGCAACGTCTGACCATTCAACTTCGTAATCAACATTTGAAGATTTAACAAGTGCTTGTCCTGTTGTTCCTCCACCTGCAATTCCAGATCCATTTGCACCTGATGCTCCTGCCGGCCCTTGCGGCCCTTCCGGTCCTTGTGGTCCGGTGGATCCATTAGCTCCGTCAACACCATCAATACCTGAAGTTCCGGCGTCACCTTGATCACCTTTAACTCCATTAATTCCTGATGTTCCATTAACTCCTGAAGTTCCATTTGTTCCAGATGTTCCATTAACTCCTGAAGTTCCAGCGTCACCTTGATCACCTTTAACTCCATTAATTCCAGAAGTTCCATCAACTCCTGAAGTTCCAGCGTCACCAGTATTACCTTTAGGTCCTTGTGGTCCTTGACCACCTTGACCACCTTGATTTCCTTGATCTCCTTTTTCACCAATGTCTCCTTTAGCTCCGTCAACTCCTGATGTTCCATCAACTCCTGAAGTTCCATCAACTCCTGAAGTTCCAGCGTCACCTTGATCACCTTTAACTCCATTAATTCCAGAAGTTCCATCAACACCTGAAGTTCCATCAACTCCTGAAGTTCCAGCGTCACCTTGATCACCTTTAACTCCATTAATTCCAGAAGTTCCAGCGTCACCTTGATCACCTTTAACTCCATCAATTCCTGATGTTCCATTAATTCCTGATGTTCCAGAAAGTCCTGAAGTTCCATCGTTTCCGTCAACTCCATTAACTCCTGAAGTTCCGTCAATACCAGATGTTCCAGAAAGTCCTGAAGTTCCATTGTTTCCGTCAACTCCATTAGCTCCAGCGTCACCTTTAGCTCCTTGAGGACCTTGATCACCTTGATCACCTTTAGCTCCATTAATTCCTGATGTTCCATCAACACCTGAAGTTCCATCGTTTCCGTCAACTCCATTAATTCCTGAAGTTCCGTCAATACCAGATGTTCCACTAACTCCTGAAGTTCCGTCTACACCATTGTTACCAATATTACCTTGATCACCTTTAGCACCGTCAACTCCACTTGTTCCGTTAACTCCTGAAGTTCCGTTAACTCCTGAAGTTCCATCGTTACCATTATTTCCTGGAAGTCCTTGATCACCTTTGTCACCTTTAACTCCATCGTTTCCGTTTATTCCATCTTTACCAGATGTTCCATCAACTCCTGAAGAACCTGAAACTCCTGAAGTTCCATGGTTTCCATCAACTCCATTGGCTCCATCTTTACCTGATGTTCCGTCAATACCTCTTGCACCTTGATCACCTTTAAGACCTTGTACACCGTCAGCTCCATTGACTCCGCTTGTTCCATTAATTCCTGAAGTTCCATTTGTTCCAGATGTTCCACTAACACCAGATGTTCCAGCATTACCTTGATCACCTTTAACACCAGCATCTCCTTTAGATCCAGCAATACCCTGCGGTCCTTGTAAACCTTGATCACCTTGATCACCTTTAGCACCGTCAACTCCATTAACTCCATTAACTCCGTTAATACCTGAAGTTCCATCGTCACCTTTAGCACCATCAATTCCTGAAGTTCCGGCTTGACCGTTAATTCCATTAATACCAGATGTTCCAGCTAAACCGTCTTTACCTGAAGTTCCATCTAATCCTCTTAGACCTTGCGCTCCATCAACTCCGCTTGTTCCATCAGTACCTGAAGTTCCGGCTTGACCTTGTGCTCCAGTTCCACCAGTTTCACCATCTTTACCAGATGTTCCATCTAATCCTCTTATACCTTGTTCACCTTGAACACCAGCATCACCTTGATCACCTTTAGCACCATCAATTCCAGAAGAACCATCAATTCCTGAAGAACCAGATGTTCCAGAAGTTGTAACTGTTACTGAAGGGAAAACAACTTCAACTTTTCCGTCATTTAAATTATTAATAACTGCACCTCCTGAAAACGTAAGACTATTAACATCGTCAATAGCTACAGCGCCTTGTGGTATAATTGAAATACCTGAAGGTGAAGAATAAGATTCACTAAATATACCAAGTTCATCACCTACTCCGATCTTGTAATCAGATCCAGGGATAAATGAATTTCCTTCTGATTGTACTTGTAATTCAATAGCATCACTTGAATCGTTGTTTATTGGATTACTAGGATTAACATTTAATACATCTACATACGACCAGCTTTTGATTTCAAATACAGAATATTCACTATTGTTATTTACGTTAGTTAAGAATAAAGAAACTTTAACTCCGTCAACATTGATTCTATTTAATAATATAGACTCTAAATAATTATTTCTATATCCTTTATCATCTGTTAAAGCAATTCTAATTTTAGTAACACCGTTAGGATCTTCATCATTTACAACTAATTCTCCGGCTGCAGGTTTGTCTGTAGAACTTAAAGACTTAACTTTATATACAGCACCTGGTAATGTGAATCTACTTGCAACTATATCACCTATTTTATCACCAGCATCATAGATGTTGGCAAGTTTTAATGTTGGTAGTTGTGTTTGTGTAATTCCTCTAACTACTGTGATTTTACATTTAATAGCACCATGGAAATTTAAATCTCCAAATGGTAATGCAGCAGTTTGTTCTGCACTAAATTCAAGTGATATAGCACCTCGTAAATCAGTATTTGCAGCACCAAATAATAAGGTACCATTAGATTTACTTACTGAATATATTAATTGATTTTCAGCGTTATAAACATCTACGATTACGTTATCGGTTATCCCGATGTTTAGTTGATTACCCACATGGTCTTGGTGTAGTGTGATTCCAATACTTGATGATTGTCCTCTAACTATCCTAGCTAATTCTGGTAATACTACGATTAAGTTTTGATTTGAAACAGTTGGCATGTTGTTATTATGTTTTTTTCTTTGGTTTATATATCAGTGTTAAAATGAGTAGTCTCTATGTAGCATAGAAAATATCATTTGATTAATTACACCTATTGCGTTATTTTCTAATATTGTTTCTGTTTTGCAATCGGTTCTGATTATTATTTTATCTGGATCTTTAGATATTAATTCTTCTATTCTACTAAAATAAATATTTTCTGACCATTTTTCAGACTGTATATGTGTCATATTAAACTTCTTCCAATCTTTAGTAAAATATTTATTTGGTTTTACAAAATGATATACATGTAACATATTATCAGGTGTTTTAATAAACACAAAACCATCGTTTAAGAAGTACTTTTTACTTGGTACATATACACACGAAGTTCCTTCTTCAATCAGTCTCCACCTTTCTCTGCACATTGAATGAAGTTCTTCGAACGCATCAATAGCTTCATCCAATATAGAATCTAATACATCGTCTGTTTCTAAATCTTCTTCCGGAAAAAATATCTCTAATCCTGGAATTTCAAATCCACTTACTATTTGATCTATTGGATTTGGATTTTGTGTTATTCTAACAGCATCATATCTATATAAGTAATCCAACGTATCGTCTATTTCAAACAATGCTGGAATTAATTCACCTGATTCTAATGTAGCCTTAATATTTGAAACAACACTTTTTAATTTATATGTGCGATACTCAATATCATTTGGTCCTTCATTAAACCATTTCGGTATTTTAGTTTTAATACTCATACTGTATTTATCATATTGCCTATTGTATAAAAACTAAAAAAGGACATTATCTTAATTAATAATGTCCTTTTTTTATATTATAATATTCCTATATTATTTACTCTTCTTTCTAGTGTTTTCAGATTTTGATTTTACTAATGTCGTTTCGTCAGAATAATTTTCAGCATTTGTAGTTAATCCCCACTGTAAAATAAACCAGCTAATTTCTTTTTCAGCAACTGCTTTACTCATTCTTAATTTTGTTTTAAGTATTTTAGTTGCTTCTTTAATAAACAATGCTTCCTTTTCTCTAGTAGTACTATACTTCATATACCAGTCGTTTTCTTTAACAACATCTTTATATGTTTTACCATGTGGTTTTAGTTGTAAATTAATCAACTCAATAAACACTTCTTTAGTTTTTTGTCTACTCGCCATAATCTATATATTAACTTTGTTTTGGTTTTATGATCTCGTCTATGATTCCATACTTAACTGCTTCTTCTGCATTTAACCAAAAATCACGTGTTGCATCTTTCATTACTCTTTCTGGGTTCTTTCCGCAATACTCTCCTAGTAAATTAAATAATTCTATATTTACTTTTTTCCACTCTGCCCAATCAACCTCAGCGTCTTGAATATTTCCACTGAATCCTCCTGAAGATTGATGTAACATTGTAGTTGAATGTCTAAGTGACGCTCTTTTACCTTTTGTTCCAGCTCCTAATAATACTGATCCCATTGAAGCTGCCATTCCAGTGTTAACTGTACGTATATCACAAGGTATATATTCCATCACGTCCACCATAGATAATCCTGATTTAACTGATCCACCTGGAGAATCAATATGCATTGTGATATCATCTTCTGCATTATTAGATAGAAACATTAATTGTGCTTGAACAACAGTACTCATAGCATCATTAACTGGACCTGCAACCCACAATAATCTATCGGCCATCAATCTAGAAAATATATCCATTTGAGTAACTCTCATTTCTCTTTCTTCAAGAATATATGGAGTCATTGAGTTTTGTTTTTCAACATGTTTAGAAAACTGATCTATGTGAGATCCACTTATATTAAACTCAGATTTTGCAAATCTTTGAAATTCTTTATCGTTTGGGTAGTAATTCATTAAGCTATTTGTTTTTGTATTTGTTTAATTAGATCACACGTCTCATATTCTTCTATCAATGTAAAGTATTCTTTAGCTTTGAATAATGATTTCTCGTAACCATCTCTTGGTAATGTCATATCATATTCTCTACCTTCATCATCTACAAGAATTGCTAGTATATTAGATTCTTCTTTGTTTTCTATTATGTTTAGTATATATTCGACAATACGCCTGTAAAATATATCATATTTAGAAATCAAAACCTTTTCAAAATCTTCTGCCAGAATTCTCTGAGGATCTATGTATATTTTAGGTGGTTCCATATTATATTGTAAAATAATCTTTTAAAATGTTTTTGTAATTAACTCCTTTTGATCCTTGTGCTTGATCTAATCTTTGTGTAAACTCGAGACCTTCATCGGTTAAGAACACATCTGTACCATTATAATCTACTAATGGTTTTTCTAATATTAATGTATTAATATTAGATTCTAGTGCATCGTCTTCAGATTTAATTTTCTTTGCTAATTCAAAATGTCTTTCATAAAAATGAATGTTATCTGCAAAGTGATGATATGTACCTAACTCTAAGTCTTTGTATTTGTCATGTTTTTTAAGAATCAAATAAACTGATTGCATTAAAAATGAAAAGAACGGTGCATCAAAAGTAAGACCATAAAATATATCATTAGATCTCATTTGTATTTTCATGTTTAATTTATTATTTCTAATAAAAAAGTTTGCATACATTGTACATACGAAATCTTTATTGCCTTTAAATTGAAACTTAGGTTGATTAAAAAACATAATAGCTTGACGACTATTGTCATCGGCTAAAAGTGAATCTACAACCCAGCCTATTTGTTCTGTATTAAGAACTAATGCACCATAATTTGAATTGATTTCATTAGTACCTGGATTTGTTAATGTAGACCACATTCCAGAGTATTGACCTATATAATCTACATCTGTATCTCTGTGTAAATACCATGCCATTTCACCTGCAAAGTATTTCCAATTAAAAGATCTTGCTTCAAAATGAGCAATAGGTTTTGTTGGATCTATATCAACTCTATTTAGAAGAAGTTCTTTAACTTCTAAATCTCTTGGTTTCGATACATCACCGTGTATATCAATTTGTGTTATTAGTTCTTTGAATGTTTTTGAAAAGTCTGTCATTTACATTGTGTTTATAGTAGTTATACTATAATTTAATAAAAAGTTTATCTTCGTCTTTGTTTTTTGTAATAGTATATTCTTTACCTTTTATCAAAGCTTGATCTAGTATTGCATCAGCAACTATATCTTCAACATATCTTTGAATAGCTCTTTTAATGGGTCTCGCACCATATGCTTGATCATATCCTTCTTTTACTAAAAAGTCTTTTGCTGGTTTTAGAAATTTAAACGAGTATCCTTCCGTTGACATTCTTTCTGTAAAATTACCAAGTTCAATTTGTACAATTTTTAAAATGTCTGCTGATTGTAATTGATCAAATAAAACAATATCATCTAATCTGTTTAAAAATTCAGGGCTAAATTTATTCTTTAACTCTTTCTTAATAATAGAATCCATTTTTTTGCTTTCTTCTGCAATAGTAGATTTACTTGAGAATCCAATACCTGATCCAAAATCTGATACCTTTCTTGCACCTACATTTGATGTCATTATAATGATAGTGTTTGTAAAATCTACAACTCTACCACTAGAATCTGTCAATCTACCTTCATCTAAAACTTGAAGCAATGTGTTAAAAACATCTGGATGTGCTTTTTCAATTTCATCGAATAAAACTACAGAATATGGTTTACGTCTTACTGCTTCTGTTAATTGACCACCATCTTCATGACCAACATATCCGGGAGGAGAACCAATTAAACGAGATACATTAAACTTTTCTTGATATTCACTCATATCAATTCTAATCATTGCATCAATATCTCCGAACATATACTCTGCTAACGCTTTGACTGTTTCAGTTTTACCAACACCAGTTGGACCTAAAAACATAAAAGAACCACTTGGTTTTTTGTGACTTGCGACACCAGTTCTAGATCTTTTAATTACATTACATAATGCATCTACTGCTCTGTCTTGGCCGATAATCATATTCTTGATTTCTGAAGACATTGCTTTAATCATCTTAAGATCATCAGTTCCTAATTTATTAACAGGAATTCCTGTTTGTGTTGAAATAGTTTCAGCTATGTCTGAAATATTAATTTGTCTTTTTGATTTCTTAAGAGATTCTTCCCAATCTTTAGTCGCACTTAATATTCTGCCTTCTATAGAAATTTGATCATCTCTAAGTCTCGCTGCAACTTCATAATCTTGTTTTTCAACTGCAGCTTTCTTTTCTGATTTTATTTCTTCAGCTTGTTTCTCAAGTGTTTTGATTCTTGAAGGAACTTTAACTTCTAATAAGTGTGTTCTTGCACCCGCCTCATCTAATAAATCAATAGCTTTATCAGGTAATTCACGTTGTTTAATGTAACGATCACTCATTCTAACACACGCGTCAATCGCTTCATCTGTGTATTCTACAGAGTGATATTCTTCGTAGTTATGTTTGATACGCATTAATATATTAATAGTATCATCTACTGATGGTGGATCCACAAACACTTCCTGGAACCTTCTAGTTAACGCGCCATCATCTTCAACATTTTCTCTATATTCATCTAATGTTGTTGCACCAATACATTGAACTTGTCCTCTTGCTAAAGCTGGTTTAAGAATGTTTGATGCATCTAATGCACCGCTCACTCCACCTGCACCAACAATAGTGTGTAATTCATCGATGAATATAATAATATTGTCATTGTTTTTAAGTTCTTCGACAATGTTTTTCATTCTCTCTTCAAATTCTCCACGATATTTAGTTCCTGCGACAATAGTTGTCATGTTGATAGAGATAAGTCGTTTGTTTATCAAAACTCTTGCAACTTTCTTATCAACAATACGTTGAGCAATAGCTTCAACAATTGCAGTTTTACCAACTCCTGGGTCACCTAATATAATAGGATTATTTTTCTTTCTACGAGCTAATATCTGGCAAATTCTATAAATCTCTTTATCTCTCCCGATAATTGGGTCTAATTTACCTTCAGATGCTGCCAAAGTTAAATCTTCCCCAAATTCATCTAAGAATGGAGTAGTTTTTTTCTTTGAACTTCCTTTTCTATTTTTCTCGTTTTCGTATCCGTCTGCTAATGACATATATTGTATATTTGTTTTACTATTCTTATATGTATTTATTAAAATTAGTTTACGATATTATCTGCAGCATAAACTCCAGGTAAAAGATCGGGCTTACATCTAGCTTTGAATCCCATCGACTCAACATATCCAACTGCAGCTTTAACTAATTTATTTGATTTTTTCTGTGGATCTGTATTATAATCTAAATCTATAGTAGAAACTTCTATGCCATGTTCTCTTAAATAAAGAGCTACTTCACATGATTTTTCAGTTTCTTTCCACAATCTAGTCCACATATCTTTTATAATTGGAACCTCCTCCTTTTTATATATCACGTGACATCCTGCTGACGCAACATGAAAAACTAATGTAGTTGCATACACTGTTTTAATAGCCTTATTTTGACTATCACACCCTAAATATATTTTCATATCGAATCCTTTGTTGTTTTCAATAAATTCTTTAACGTAAGGTGCAAGTTCAAATTTAGGTGGTCCTGTTAATTTTTTGAACTTCATAAAATATTAGTCTCTGTGATGATATCCTGCCCAACCAGTAGCGATATACTTGATTTCATTAGGTGCTGGAATTCCATGATGAGGATGTGTCCAACCTGCTGGCCAAATAATTGTAAGTCCTTTTTTTGGTTTTACTTTTATTCCTTGTAATACAAATTCAGTTTCTCCGCCCTCTTCAACATCATTGAGATATGTTGTGAATGCTAGTTTTCTTTGTATTTTACCCTTTCTTGGGCCACCACATTCTATGTGTGTTGGATTATATGCTTGTCCAGGTTCATATTTCTGTATATTGAATGGAGGAAAGAAACTCCATTGAGTCGTCATAATATTACTCCATTCATATTCTTTTATATATGCCTTAAATGCTTCTTTAACTTTAGACATATATTCTTCTAAAATATCTGGATCTAATTTATCATTTGATAACCTGTGATATCCTCGCAAATCATCAAAGTTAGTAAGTTTGGGAAGATCGTCAAAATTATCGACAATCATGTCACATATTTTTTCATCCATTTGATACGCCATAATAAAAGATGGCGAAGTGTGTTCAATAGTTGGTAATATCATTTATTTGATTTTAAAAAATTATTTGCTCGTTCTAGATCTGATGGCGTGTCAATACCAAATGATTTATATGTTGTATATCCTGCAACCATTTCTATTTCATTCTCCATCCACGTCAATTGCTCTAATGATTTATTTATCGCGTTTTCTGTAGGGTACAATATTGCAATTTTATCTAATACATTGGAGGAATATCCATAAATTCCTATATGTTTAAACCATGATTTTCCATTTACATTATTTCTTGTAAACTCTATCACTGAACCTGAATCATGATTTGACATAATCTTAACTGTGTTTTTATCGTTTGCTTCGTTTTCTATTAGATCTGATTTTAATGTGGCTACAGTATTTGTAGGATTTGATTTTATCAAACTAATAACATGATCAATATCTTTTGGATTTATAAATGGCTCATCACCTTGTACATTTACCACTATATCACTACCTAATGTTTGCTGAACTTCAATAACTCTGTCAGTCCCGGTATCACAATTAGTAGTCATCATAACTTCGGCTCCAAATGATTTAGCACAGTCAAATATTCTTTGATCATCTGTTGCAATCCACACCTCATCAGCATTTGATCTTGATGCTTTTTCCCAAACATGCTGAATCATAGGTTTTTCACCTATTAATTCTAATGGTTTTCCTGGAAATCTGGTCGAGTTCCATCTCGCTGGAATTATTACAAGTGATTTCATTTATATTCTTTTATAATCGTCTTCAATTCTAATTATGTCATCTTCACCAAAATAAGTTCCCGTTTGAACTTCAACAAAATGAACTGGCAAATCAGTATTATTCCATGCTCTGTGTTTTGCACCTAATGGAATTTTGATTGATTGTCCAGGACCTCTGTATAATGTTTCATCATTTAGTATAATGGTTAATGTTCCATGAATTATTGTCCATACTTCGGCCCGTTTTTCATGATATTGATATGACATTCTTTGTTTAGGTGCAACTTCTATTAGTTTTATTTTTACATCAGGTGCATCTAAAATAACTTCATACTCTCCCCACGGTCTTTCTTCTATAGCCATATTGTGTTTCTTAAAATATAAAGTCCATATCCAAAAACTAAATTAGAGTGAATAATAACTACGTTCCATTGTTTTGCAATCCATACTTGTGGAATTGATAGTATTCCACCTAAGATGTATGTGTATGCTCCAACATCATCATACTTCAATAGATATGGTGAAACTATAATAAGCGTTGTTCCAGCGTATGCTAATCTATTTGCAAGTCTTTCTAATGGAGATAATTTTTTATCTACCGTAAATATCTTTAATAATTTATTTAATTTAGGATATTGCTCTTTCATTACTCTTTGCTTTTTTGACCTAAATATCCACTATGATGTCTTTTAGAATATTCTTTTTTAGTGAAGCCAATTTTTTTCATAAGCTCAACCACAATCATATCACCAATTACTGTCATCAGTGTTGTTGAAATTGTAGGCGTTAATCCAAGTGGGCAAATTTCTTCAGAATCTCCAGTATGTAGTACAACATCTGAATTTTCTGCAAGTGGACTATTTGTTTTTCCTGTAATAGAAATGACTTTAACATCAGGGTGCAAAATCCTAGATAACATTATTAATTCTAATATTTCTCTAGTTTTTCCAGAGTTTGACAATAATATTAATACATCATCTTTGCATAAAATACCTAAATCACCATGTTGTGCTTCACTTGGGTGTAAATAAACCGATGGAGTTCCTGTAGAACTAAGCGTTGTCGAGATATTCAATGCGATCTGACCAGCTTTACCCATTCCCGATAATACTACTTTCCCATTCTTTTCAGACGAATGGACATAATTCTTAATTATATCCACTGCGTTCTCAAACGAGTCATTTACTGGAATATTTTGTATTGCTTCAACTTCTAGCCTAAGAAGTTCTTTGATACTATTTTTCATGATTGTTTTAAGTATTTAATTAAGTAACTGGCGGTTTTGTAATTTGTAGCCAGTGGTATATTATGCACATCACACAATCTCATCAACATAGAAATATCTACATCATGTGGATGTTTATCTAAAGGATCTCTCATAAAAATAACTAGATCTATTTTACCTTCAACTGCCATTGCAGCAATCTGCGCGTCACCACCTAATGGTCCGCTTAATACAGTTTCTAAATTCTTGATGCCAGCATGTTTACAATGTTTACCAGTTGTACCAGTTGTAACAATCGTAACATCTTCTCTATTAAAGAATGGTAATCGTTTAGAAACAAAAGCGACCATATCAGCTTTTTTATTATCGTGTGCTATTAATGCTATCTTCATAAATTTAAATTACATTAATGGACCAGCGCTTCCTGATTTGATTGCAGCTTTCATTCGTTGCTCTTCTAACCATATTAGATAGTTCCATATTTTTTTAATAGTTTTCATAATTTTATAGTTTAATTACTTAATGGTGCTTTAATACTTGGATGATATTTATAATCATGTACCTCGTAATCAAATTCACCATCTAATATATTTACATTCTTAAATGAAACAGTAGGCAAATCATAAATTTCTCGATCTAATTGTTCTCTTGCCTGATCAACGTGGTTTGAATATAAATGAACGTCACCTAAGTTTCCAATCAATTGATCTGGAATCATATCAACTTCTTCTGCAATCAAACACAAAAGTGCCGCATAGCTAGCAATATTAAATGGAAGACCTAAGAATGTATCTACAGATCTTTGGTTCCACATTAAAGAGATTGCTCTGTATTTCCCAGGATTAACAATCTTTTCTTGTCTAGAAGTTTTTCTTGTGTAAACCTGAAATCCATAATGACAAGGTGGAAGGGCCATAGTTGGTAAATCTCCAACATTCCATGCATTAACCATAAGTCTACGAGAATCAGGATTTGTTTTTAGTTCTTCGATGAGGTTTGCGATTTGATCTACAAAAACAGGATCTACATTTTTATCATAACCAAACCAACCTCTCCATTGCTTTCCATAAATAGGACCTAACTCACCCCACTTCTGAGCAAACTCATTATTGGTTTTGATTTTGTTGATAAATTCATCTTGACTGGGTAAAGATGATTGAATTCCGGGCATTGGCGAAAATGTACTCTTAAATGCTTTATAAGCATCACCATTCCAAATGCTACACCCATTATCAACAAGGTACTTAATATTAGTATCACCTTTAAGAAACCACTTTAATTCAGTCATCATCGTCTTGACTGCCATACGCTTAGTAGTTAACAAAGGAAATCCTTGTTTCATGTCATGTCTAATCTGTCTTCCAAAAATAGAATGTGTTCCAGTGCCAGTGCGATCTGATTTTTTTACTGAATTATGTAAGAGTGAACCCAATAGTCCACGATATTGTTCTTCTATACTACTCATTTGATTCTATGCTAATCAATACTTTCTTTAGTATTGCACAGTGATCATATAATTCCTCTTTTTCAAATGCGATGAGGGCTGATCTAATATCGCTTGGTGTTCCCAATCTTGCCCAATCTTCGAATTCCTCGGGAGTAGACAAATACTCAATTAATTTTCTAGGATTAACTAGTTCACTATATCTCTGTTCTAACGCACGCATGTGCTCTTCATTAAACTTGTCCATTTGTATCTTATTTGAACGTTAGTAATTATTCTTGATTTCTGGTGCCTCCGATATTAGACACGCTTTGTGAGGTGCAACGCCAACATAAAACTTTGTCAGTCTTTTGATCAACGCTAACTACTTCATCACATCCACCTAAAGGGGCAAACTCACCCCATTTTGAGTTTTCTGGATCGTGATTCATGCACTTTAATCGTTTGTTGCCTGGTCTTTCTTGTTTGTTCATTTCTTAATCGTCTTTTATAATCCTTATATAATCCACTTGTTGATTTGTTTCATCGCTCATAGTAATTAAAGGTCCTTGGGAAAATTCCACTTTGGGAAAATTTTCAGCGACTAAAGGAAAACCCCCACACTCTATATACTCTTAATACCGCTAAGGCTCTAACCGCAGACCCGGTCTGGACTGGGGCTCATCTCCCCCGGGGGCGCGCGATTCTATAATAGACTGCAGATACCAGAGTTCGCGCGTGAGCAAGTCCACAGTAAGTCTCTGGGCTCTGAACTGTCTGACCACTTTGAGTTACTCTAATTATCTAATTAATACCATTCACGTGATCCGTGGCCAGACTTAGCCCTCTGAGTAATTAGATTTAATTTGTTGGTGTATACTCTGAGGGCTCTAAACGTCTACATGCGCGTGCGAGTGATAGTGGCGCGAAACGGGCCTCCGTAAGTCTGTCCCCCGGGGACCCAATATTTGGGGAACCGACGACATTAAAAATGGTCGCGATTCTTTGGGGCCTCTCTCCACCTCTGAGTCATTTTTGGTTCGGCGTGTATCTGATTGGGAATGAGTGGATTACTCTGAGTCGTTTGAGGGCCTGGTGAGGCTGGCTCCGGGCTGAGATAGTGTGTTCACAAAAGCGACACAAAAATTAAGCTATAGCTAATATACTTACTTAAGGTATACCTATATAATTCGGCGCTTCATCCGGGCGTGCGCATACTAAATCGATTTGACTTCTGGGTGTGGGTGAGCCACTAAGCCCTGAGACTCTGATGCTCTCAGTCTCTGAGCTCGGACTCATTGAAGCCTCGGATTGGTGGTGTACCATATGTGTTAATGAGTCATATGTGTTAATTGATCCCTTGTCCCTCTGGTCCCTATAGAGATTAGTGTACTATTAGCTCCCTAAGCTTAGGCGCCTAAGGCTGTAGAGCTCTCGACTCACTATGGTCTCTGTGTGTCTATTGTGTATTATGTGTAATATGATGATGGTGTGTTGGTTGCGTGCTCAGCTCACCAGTACGTTGGTGCTCTTGGTGCGCATAGGCAAGCTGTTGCCATAGTAGTCTATGCAGAGCTCGCTGGTAGTGATCCGCCGGAAGTAGCTCCCAGTAAGCTCCTGGGAAGCTATTTAGCGCTCCTGGAAGCTTCTGGGGACTTACTCTGGCAAAGCTTCTGGGGAGCTCTTCTGGGGACTTCTCCTGGGAAGCTCCTGGGGAACGCTCTGGGACTAATATATGCTCTGGGGTGACTTATTGCTCTGGCTTACTCTGGGGACCCTATCTTACTTTTGGCTTAAAGACATGTTTTATATGCTTCTGGTCCCCTTTTGTTTCAAGTCTCTGGTATTAGTTTTGATAGTGAGGGGCCTTTGCGCGAAAATAAATTGAAAATAAACGCTCAATAATTTTTTTATGTCGATTATTTGTGGTATATTAGTAGTATACTAATGGAGGTTAATACCTCACTAAACTAAAACAAATGAGTAAAATTAAATCTTTTGACCGTCCTGCCCTTAAAGCACTTCGTGTATCTCTTGACTCTGCATTGGCTAAGGTTGCTGCTGAGCACGGTATTTCTATTTCAGCTGGTAACATTTCGTTTACCTCTGAGACTGCTACTATTAAACTTAATGCTGGTGTGATTAACGCGAGCGGAGTTACTGTTACTAAAGAGGCCAAAGACTTTGCGCGCTATAAGAGCTTGGTTGGTCTTGGTGAACTTAATGTAGGTGATACTATTACTATCCAAGGTAATGAGTATACCATCGCTGGTTATAAGCCGCGTTCTAAGAAGTCTCCTGTGTTGGTGACTAAAGTGTCTAATGGTACTACTTATAAAGTGTCTGTGAACATGGTGCAAGCGGCTCTTTAATTGTTCGCAAACCTGTTCGCAACGCATTGTTAATAACTTTGTTCGTAACTAACTCGTAAGTATGGCAGCCCAGATTTTGGGTTGTCATTCTTTTCGTGTATATTAGTAGTATAAGTTGAAGGCAGAGACCTTCCTTAGGGGCGTAGCTTTTTTGTCGGAGCTGGAAGAGTAGACTCCGCCCTGTGTGTGACCCCCGCGTTTAGTTATATTGTTCGTAACTTTTTTTAAAATAAACGCTAAAAGGCTTTTTATTGTCAACTATTTGTGGTATATTAGTAGTATACTAATCGAGGTTAATACCTCACTAATTAAAAGAACATGATCAAAGAATTTAAAAACAAATCAATCCAGATGACCTACGGTCTTCAATCCGAACTTATGACCACTGATATACTTTCTGAGTATGAATCAGGTGAATTTAGAATGGTCGTTAAAACCAAATTAGGTATGACTGTATGTGATGCCAGAGACTTTGATAATCCACGTATAATGGCTAACCCAGAGTGTGCTATTAGTGGTTATAAAAGAGGTGCCTTACAGACTGTTCAGTTCAAACCTGAAGGATCAAACTTTTGGTTGACTATCTTCTCAAGAACTGGTAAGAAGGTTAAGCTGATCGATGAATCTATCTTGGCTAACTTAACTGTTGGTACTATTAACGGTATGTATGATAATACCAACCTTATGGATATGTCTCAATATAAATTGGTTGGAGCATCATCTTGGGCTTCTAAAGCCTTTACTCAGAATGAACCTAAGGCTGCAGTTGCCGCCTAATTATTAATCTTAAAAATAAAAATTATGCCTTATATTACAAAAGAACAAGTTAAAGCCAAAAGGAAAGCTCTTAAAGAAGCTCTTCCTGAGTACAAATTATCTATTACTACTGAACACTATAGTGGTATTAAAGTAGCTATCATGCGAGGTCCGAGTATGCTCCATGGATCTACTTATGAGCAACTGAATCCTTATATAGATTATAGAGAAGAGAGATGGGACAGAGATCTTGAAGATCATGTATCTTACCCTGAGATTGCTGATCTAATGGAAGTTATTATGCCTATATTAAATGATGGTATAGGTGAAGGCTTTGAAGACTCTGACTATGGTCATGTGCCTGATTATTATACTTGGGTCCATATTGGTAAATGGGATAAACCTTATGTCTGTACTCAAATTGCAGGTGTAGACTTTAGTGAATCCCTTGATCAATTAGATAATTTAACTATATTTGCGTAATTGTTCGTAACTTTTACGCCCACAATTTTTTATTGTCAACTATTTGTGGTATATTAGTAGTATACTAATGGAGGTTACTCC